ACCTCGACGCCGATGTTCTGCAAGGCGTCAGCGACCAGCCGCTCGTTCTTGAGGTCGTGATCAGTCTCGTATTTCGGACGCATTGTCTGCCTCCTTGATCGCATACAAGATACGCGCCGCCACCTGCGGCACGATGCTGTTGCCTAGCTGTTTAAGTCGGTGTACCCGACCGGGTACCCCATTAGCCACTCGACGAACTCCGGGTTCAGGCTCCCACCAGCTTCTGATGGAAGGTCTTTCGCCTCGCCCTTCAAAGCCCTGCCACTCGCCCCCTTCCAGTCTCTCGCGGTTGGCGTTGGCCAAATCCTTTCCTTTTGCGATCTGCCAGCGCGGTGCGCCATCGCGCTCCACTCTTCCCGGCTGTTGGCAATTTTCATCAACATTTGCAGACTGCCATCGTTCGTGAACCCCCTTGTGTCGGGTGTCGGCACCAACGACCCAGCATCTGTCTCTGCGGTGTCTGGCGTCTGCGGCGACAGCCGGTATAACGTAGCACCTGCTGGTGTAGCCTGCGGCTTCCAAGTCAGATAGCACCGTGTCGAGGCCCATAGAGATGTGGCCAGCAACATTCTCTCCAATGACCCAGCGGGGCCGGACAGCTTGGATAACTCTAAGCATTTCTGGCCAGAGGTGTCGGTCATCTTGATCGCCGAGGCGCTTCCCGGCTTGTGAGAACGGCTGGCAGGGGTATCCCCCTGTGATGATGTCAACCATTCCTCTAAATCTATCTGCGTCATCTGCAAGCTCCCGAATGTCCTTGATGATCTCTGTGTCTGGCCAGTGCTTCCGCAAGACCTTTTGCGCGTGTTCGTCATATTCACAGAACGCGACAGTCTCATAGCCTCCGACCAGCTTCTCGCCAGCGTAACTGAAACCGCCGATCCCGGCGAACAGATCAAGCATCCGCAGCATGCGCCAGCACCTCTCGGATGATTGTCATGCAAGTCTCGGTGTCCATCTCCACCGCATAGCCCCAATCCAGCACCGCGTCCTCGCGCATGCCCTTGTTGCCATTCGGATGCCCCAGATCAATCAGCACCTGCGCCGGGATACGCCAGCGCCACGGCATGCGGTCGTACTTGTAGACCAGCAGCGGCCACTTGTTCGCCGCCGTTGCAGCCTTGCAAACCTGATCCCACCAAGCCGGCTTTGCGCTTGTGCCTTTAGCGTATGCCTTGCACTCGATTACCGCCGGGAAATCCATATCAACGCACAGCAGGTCGCCACGGTCGCCAGATCTCCACTGCTCTAGGTCGCGCTGAAATTTCAGCCCTAGCTCCTCCAGCAGGCAGGTGCTAACGGCCCTCTCGAATGAGGATCCTTTGACGCGGGAATTAACCATTGCGCCTTGCCAGCTCCAGCATCGTGGCCCGCGCCAGATCGTCGTCTGTCGCCTTCTCCAAGCGCCGGGTCAGCCCCTCGTCGAGGATCTCGTCTGCCAGTGACGACAAGCTGCGGTGCGCTGATAGGTCAAGCGCAGCCCTCAGTTTGTCGTGCGTGGATCGCCGCAAACGTAGGTGGACATTGGGATTGATGGACATTGGACTACCTTTTTTCAAAAAATATACACAACCACCCTTGTACCAGATCGGTTTAGTGTGTATATAACAAATGAGAGTTAGTTCTAAACAAGGGAGACAGAGATGACCAAGCAAGACCAGATCATTAAGTGGATTGAAGAAGAAGCCGCAGAGATCGGCGCGACAGTCACAATCGAGCGCCACCCTATCGGTTCCGCTTTCATTGATGTCAAAGCTGACGACGCTTCGCTGTTCGTCATCGTTGGCAAGCGCGGCGGGTACAAGTTCCTGTACACCTTGGAGCCGATCGGCTTCGTGGACCATCTCAAGCGTGGCATCACGCAGTGGCGTGTGTTCAGCTTCTTCAAAGCGGTTAAGCGCCAGCGCGACATCATCAACAAAAAGGCGGTGGCCTAACGGCCCCGCCCTCACAGGGAGATCAGCATGACCCAATACATCGCTTATTACCGCGTCAGCACCCAGCGCCAAGGCCAGTCGGGCCTTGGCTTGGATGCCCAACGCGCCGCCGTCGCTGGTTACGACACCATCGCAGAATACACCGAGGTTGAGAGCGGCAAGCGCACCGACCGCCCGGAGCTGGCCGCTGCCCTCGCGCACGCCAAAGAGACTGGCGCGACGCTGCTGATCGCCAAGCTGGATCGCCTCGCGCGTAACGTCCACTTTATCACTGGTCTGCTTGAAGCCGGCGTGCCTATCGTCTGCGCCGACATGCCGGAGGCCGACCGCACATTTCTTCAGATGGCCGCTGTGTTTGCCGAATGGGAAGGCCGCCGGATCTCCGAGCGCACCAAGGCAGCACTGGCCGCAGCAAAGCAGCGCGGCACCAAGCTGGGATCTCCCTGCCCGGCAAAGGGCGGCGCTGCTACCGCCGGCATTCGCCGCGACGCCACCGCTCAGGTTGCGCCGCAGGCGATGCCGGTCATCACAGCATTGCGCAATGCAGGTCAGAGCCTGCGTGCAATAGCGTCGGCATTGAACGATGCCGGCATTCCCACCGCAATGGGCCGGCAGTGGCATGCCAGCTCAGTGCGTAACCTGATCAACGCATAGGAGGTTTCAATGCGTAGCATGATCACTGACTTTGTCGGCATGTTGTTTCTGGCAACACTGCTGATCGTCTTCGGCACTAATGCCGTCACAACCGAATACAATGTGTGGGCGCTGATCGCCAAATTTGGAGGAGCAATGTGATGGCAAGAATGACCAAGAAAGAAAAGAACAGGCTGTTCTGGGAAAGGGTGAAGCGTGTACGCGCCAACCCTCTCGACATCGCACCGGACGAGGTCAGGAGTTACAGCTTCTTGTGCGCCTTGATCAACATCCCGAAATATGGGCCGGACCCTGATGTGATGTGGAAGCGTGGTGAGCGCAATGGGCGCTACACTATTCAATTCCATTCTCACTACAAGGGTGTCAGCAGATCGGGCAAGACCCACTATTACTATGATTGGCTTGATGTGCTTGATCATCAAACGGGAGCAACGTTTCAAGTGAGTTGCTTCATAGACAGCAAGGGCAAGTCATTGCCGGGCGGCTACAAAAAAAACATCTTTGAAACTGAAAGGGAAGCAAGCTGATGCCTGAAAACTACATCATCACGCTGGAATGCAGCAAGGACGCGCTCGGTGAGCTGATCGCCACCGGGCTGGAACGCCACGCCACGATCACCAAGGTTGAGGCTGTCACAAAAGAGGAACCACAGCCAGAGACGCGCCAGCCAGTAACGCACCAGTTGAAGCTGGCCATCCCAGCACAGACGAAAGCCAAGAAGCAGCCCAAGTCTGGATACCAGAAAAAAATCACCGGCTGGCAAATCTATCAGATCGCCATCGATGCCTTTCACCCGCAAAAGCAATTCACATCACGCGATCTGACAAAAGAGTGCCACCGGGCTGGATATGAGATCGGGCCATCTGCTGCGGCAGGACATCTCACCCGCCTATGCAGGGCCGGCGTCACTAAAAAAATCGGTGGCGGTCCAGAGGTCGGCTATCTGTATAGCGTCAATGCAGTCGTAACCCCAACCGAATTGAAATGGAGAATAAAAAATGGTCGGCAAGCTAACACCTGATGGGCAGCTCTCAGCCAGCCGGATCCCGGTCTTGCTGAACGCCTCGCCCTATGCGACGCCTAACGAGCTGTTGCAGGAGATGCTGGATCTGGATGCCGGCGGCGAAAAGCAATGGCTGCCGCAGAACGACGCGATGTTCTGGGGCGACACGCTGGAGCCAACCATTCTGCGGGAGGCGGCCAACCGCCTCTCGCTCACTGATGTCGATGTCGATATCAATGTGCCATTCCAGCACAAGGATCTGCCACTGGCCGCGTCGCTCGACGGCAAGGCCACCGGCACCGGGCTGCTGAAGGCAGACCCGGAGCGCAATATCTACATGCCGCAGGGCGGCACGATAGAGGCATCCGGCAAGGTCGGGATACTGGAGGCCAAGGTTACATCCTCAATGCCCTCAGAACGGCCCCTGTGGAGCCGTGGGCCGCTTCAACTACAGGCACAGCTCATGTGCTACCCCGAAGCGGCTTGGGGCTGTGTGGCGACGTTGTATCAAGGCACAGCCCTGTACCTGTATCTGTACCGCCCGGACCCGGTCGTGCAGATGCAGATCCGCGACGCCATCATCGACTTTGAGCGCCGCAGAAAAGAGCGGGACTACTACCCGCCCTATTCTCCGGGCGATGCTGGCATCGTCTACAGCACGATGGCACCGCAGGATCCACCAGTCGAGATCGACCCGGATGCTGACGCCGACGCGCAGATCGCGCTGGAGCAGCTCGTCGCTGCGCAGCGCAACAAGGCGGCGGCTGAAGAGGACATCAGCGACGCCACCACCACACTGATGGAACACATTGGCAACAAGCCGGGCGCGTATGGGCTGGTTGGCAATTCCAAGTATTTTGTCAAGTGGCCGAGCCGCACCTACAAGGCGCAGCCTGAGAGGGTGGTGCCGGCAAAGCCTGAGCGCACGATGCGCAGCAAGACACTGACCATCAAGGAGATCGACTGATGCAGACCCTCACACCACAACAGCAGCGCGTCTATGACACCATCGCCAAGCACCAGCAGGAATACGGGTTTACACCATCCCTGCGCGCCATTGGCGACATGATCGGCATCAGCCAGTTCACTGTGGCCGTTCACATGCGCAAGATCATTGAGAAAGAAAGAGCTAGACGCGTCAACACCCGTCACATAAAGTTGATGTGATCTGTTGTAGATCTTTCTCCTTGTGACTTGACCCGGTGGCTTGAAACCACCGGGTCTTTTTTTATTGACGCGCCGCTACCAAGTCCCCATATATTGAATTGCTAGGGAGACACGACAGTGTTTTCAAAAGACCCGGTGGCTTGAAACCACCGGGTCTTTTTTTATTTGCGTTCCTTGATGCTGGATGCCAAGCCGCCGCCAAAATAAAAGCCGACGATGCCAAGCATGATCTCGCCCAGCCACATTGACGACGCAAAGTCTTTGGCGGCTTCGACGTTGGCCATATCGATGACGCCGTACAACGCGCCGACCACACCGTTCGCCATAATGAACAGGAACATCGCCGTGAACATCAGCGCGATGTAACGCTGCGCCAGCTTAAATGGCTGGTAAGCCGCAAGCAGGTCCGTCTTCGCCTTGCTCTTCGCCGCGACCTCTTCCTCGGTCGATGTGTGAATCTCATCGATCAGGCTCATGCCTTGTTTTACGACATCGCCCGATCCGAGGATCTTTGCCAATATTGCAAACATTATTGCCATTCTCCTGTCTCTAATTGCTTGGCCATTTCATCGGCGCGACGCCCGACTTGCTTGGCCCAGCGGCTGTCGAGCAATTCCTTGCTGGCGATCAGCATGTGGCCGTCAGCCATCGCCTCGTGGTGGTTGACGAACTTGTCATAGCGCGGCTTGCCGAGGTTGAAGAGCAGCGACAACACCACCGCACGTCGCGCGTCGTTTAGATCTTTGAACCAGTCATAGGTCATCGCCTCAGACATGCAGCGGTTGATGTCGTTCTTCAGCAGGTAGTCTATCTCGTCATCGCTCAGGCCGTTGTCGTCGAGGTTGCGACCGACGCCGATGGTCAGCTTGCCCACCGTGTCCTTGTATGGCTTGTGCCTGACACCCTCATGATGTCGCAGCATCTTGATCAGCTTATCCATTTCGCGTCTCCATTATTATCTCGACAGCCTTCTGCCAGCTATCGGCCTCGATGTCGGGCTGCTCGAAAAAGCCCGGCTGGCGTCGCTGACTAAACTGGTTCACGCAGCACGCCGCTTGGAAATGTACCTTGCGCTGCTCGATGGCGCAATGTGCGAGGATGTCGAAGTGCGCCAGCGTCGGCAGGTGCTTCTTTAGACGGCCCGACCCGTTCTGAAACTGATAGGCGTTGCGCCGCGTCTCCCGTGTGCGTAGGTGGCCCGACTTGACCTGCACGCGCATGAACACACTGCCGGTGCTGTCCCACGCCACAAGGTCAACGCTGTCCTGCTGCGCCGGGGACACGCGCCAGCCAAGCGACA